ATTGAATAGATATGATCCAGGGCATTATGCGAACGATTTAATCTCGTAGGATTTATATCGTCAAAGTGATTTCGCCAGCTTTCCTCGGTAAATTTCCACACAGCATCGTAATATAATCTACGATCTGATCGTTCTTCACGACGAGTACAACCTCGAGCTACATTAGCTTGATAAATCTTTTCCCTTGCCTCTTTAGTCTGGCTACCATTTTCCACGCCGTATTTTTCCAAGCAGGTTTGTTTTGCTTTTTCTGCTATAGCTATTGGGTCTCTATCGCGTTCTTCCCAGGGTTTATGATTTCCGGCACCAAACCCCTCGGTGAACTTCTTATTAGCTTCTTCTGCTTTTTTAGGGTCCTTGCTTCGCCAATGCCCCGAACCTTTGATAGTTTCACTAACCTTTTTCGCAACATCTTTTCGACTTGCGGTAAAGTCAACGTATGTTAGATATCTATTTTCCCACCATTTAACTTCTTTACCAGTTGCTGGACACAAAGGAATAGACCACACATCATTTAATATGTGCCATACTCTCTGTTTAGGTTTAGCGGTTTCTGGTAGAAATGACGTGGCTTCCAGAATCTGATGCCAAAGTTCCGGATGTGTCTTATATAGATAACGAATGACTGATTTACTATAACTCAGATCGTTATCGATTAAGTTGTTTAATACTATTTTCATAATAGTATTTATTATACACTAACCGATAACCCAAGTTAATCTAAATTTAACCAATTACCCCACTATCCAAGTTAAGGGCTGTGATCCATCTACATAGTCCACTAAATCTTTAAGACATTGTGCGAACATTTCCTTGGCTTCTGCTTTCATAGTAGTACCATTTAGGGTGCCGCCGCCCTGGGGGCCGGCTATAGTACCAAACTTTTCGCGAGCTTCACCAATAATCATCTTGCAATTGGCATGCATCCAGTTTCGTATCCACTGGCGAATTTGATAATCACTTAACAAGTTCACTTCGGGTTTTAGGTTGTAGGTCCATAGTAGGACGTTTTCGCCCACACCCTTGGGATCACGTATCAATTGCAGCTTTTTCGTTACTGGATTCCACGTATAGTTCATATACGCACCAAACATACGACCAGCTAACTCTACGTACTGACTGTAAAAGTCATACGTTGCCAAGCCCCCGGCCACGTTAAAGTTCATCAGATACACGTTCATTGAAGCTTGACTGAAAGGGTCGAAATTGCTGGCGTACGGGCCGGTTGAATCACCAAAAGTTCGTCTAAAAATCTGACGAACCTGGATGACTTCATCGGGTAAATCATAAATGTTTACGTTGGTAACTAACTCCATGAAGGTGTAGCTTTCTTCGTAAGCATTTTGTGCTCGTTGGCGATATGTTCCTATAGCATTTCGATAAGCAGACTCAAAATGAGCGGCATCCAACTCTATATCAACAATCTGATCTGCTAATTGCAGTCGGACATATTCAATTAGATTCTGCTTTAATGTTTCTAGGGTGCTTTCTGATTGCTCGGCCATATGGACTCCATGTCCATATATTTAGCCGATTTACCAGCATTTTAGGATAACCAAATTATCATTGCCACGCCCATTCCACTTGATTTCTGTGGCCTTGATATCCTTAAATGCTTTCCTAGCAGCAGGTTTACCCACGCTCATAATGGCCTTTAATTGTTCCTTGGGCTTGCGCAGAGTCTTTTGTACGGTTGTAACAGCATCAAATGCTAGTAGTGTTGCGCCTTTGATGGTGAAAGTTCCTGCGTGTGAATCCGCAGTAACATGTACTAACTTACGTTTGACAGCATCATATAAGAACGCTTCCGATGCACCAACCAGACTAACTGGGGATAGCGATTTAAGTCCTAATTCTGCAAATTCCTTAAGGTATTTGAAGTTCATTGCAATACGCTCGGGACTCTGCGCCTTTTTAGCACGTGGCTTACGTTCTACTTTCTTCAGTGAAATATAGGATTGGCAGTCAGCCAGGAGAGCTTCACAGAATTTTACACAGTTTCTCAGTTGTACCTTGCTAAGATGGCTATAGCCTTCCACCAGTTGGGAATCTTTGCCTTCAACAACTTCTTCCAGTTCCGCTAACCGCAATTTCCACGGGGCGGTGATAAAACCAATCATGTTAGGTGCAATATTCATACCACGAATTAAGGGCATATGCTTGACATTTGCCGTCATTTTTGCACCAGATTCAATAAACTCATCGTACATAGCGTCAAGTTCTGCTGCACATTCCGCCGCTTTTTCACGCAGATGATCCTGGATTGTCAGCTTTTTCTGGGCAGCAACATCCTGACTTGATGCAGCAACTTCTTGTTGTTTAGCAGCCAATAGTTTAGTAAGATGCTCGTCCAAGATAGATTGTTCATGTTCGTTGAGAACCAATCCCATAAGCGACATTCTGCAGATCCAGCCGGTAGTGGTTAATACGTGGGCGTCTGAAATGCCACGCAGCAGTTTAACTTCACGAGTTTTCTTGTTCCATTCCAAGTATTGAATAATCATTTCCCTGGCATCCTTACGGGTGCAGGAATAATTATACCAATTAAGTGCTTTACTTAGAGCACCTACTCGGTCTTCATCCTTGGGTTGAGTAGCCCATTCTGGCTCGGGACCGGTAAATTTAGCGTCCTCGCCTCTATTAATAATACGTTTAAGTGTGGGTAGTGTCTTTGCCATGATGTATTGTACCTTTAAAGTTAAAAAATGTCAACGTAATAGTAATGCAAGAGTAATGTGTTGTTCCAAACTACCCAACAAAATGTCAGTTGATACTAATAAATCTCGATATCGGTTGGTTTCCTTTTTGAGACGTCTACATTCTACCGACTCCCTACTTATTTCCCGCATAACTGAATCAATATTTACGATCATTTTCTTCAGATCCCGCAGAGCCACTTTGTTTTTTACCTTAACCAGCTGATTTTCCGCTGTTGATAATCGTTCCATCAAATCATGTTGTCCGTAATTGAAAGTGTTTATTTCATCCATATAGTAATTATACGGGTTTGGGTATTAAATGTCAAATGGTATTTTAGCTAAATACTTGACTATGCCTAGACTCAGCCTATACCGCCCAAATCGAACTTATGATTACCAATTTTTGGATAGAATCATATCCGAAAAGTATACTGTTGGCGGAGTTGATGTATTTGTTCACAAATATGTAGGCCCAATTGTGGACACAACCGACAATCCCGGCAACGCCAATGCTACGTTACCAGTATATACTTCGGAAAATCCTTTGTTTATTGAGGATTTGCTGCTGCTGGAAAACCGTGATAGAGCGTACGATCCCAACATTTACATCATGCGCGGCGTCTATACACACCAGGATATCAATTTTGATTTAACACAATTCGGATTGTTCCTTCAGAATGATACGCTGTATATTACGTTCCACTATAACGATATGATTGACTCATATGGGCGTAAATTGATGACAGGTGACGTGCTGGAATTACCAAATTTGAAAGATTACTATCCTTTGAACAGTAATATTACTAGAGCATTGCCCAAATATTATGTTATACAGGGTGCCGATTATGCAACCGAGGGTATGAGTCAAACATGGTTACCACACACATGGCGGGTTAAGGCTACACCCATGGTGAATGCGCAAGAATACAAACAGATCATGGATCAACCTCTGATGCCGGACAATATTTGGGATAACGGAAACTTTTACCCTCAGGGTATGGTGGTGGATAACGGCGGGAAATATTACGAAGCTACACAAAATGTTCCTCCCGGTACTGACATTAACGACCCCAAGTACTGGGCGTTGATTGAGAAACCAACTACCCTAGGTGATGTCAATTCAACACGTAATAAAGACCTACAGATCAATGATGCGCTGGTTGTACAGGCTAATATAGATGTACCTCTATCAGGTTACGACAATACTGCGTTTTATATATTACCCACTACCCCCAGTGGAGAACCCAGTAGCGAAGGCCTAAGTGCTGACCAAACTGGACCTACGGTAGATGGTACAGAATCAGGTGAAGGTACAACGCCACGTAGTTTTGGATGGACCATGGGTTATCTGACTGGCGACAACAAGACACCCAACGGACTGCCAGTTACCCCCGGAGTCAGCTTTCCGTTAGTTCCCGCTGCCGGTGACTATTGCTTGAGAATGGATTATTTTCCCAATCGCCTGTTCCGATACAATGGCGCAACTTGGATTGCTATTAGTGATGATGTGCGTACTCCGTTAGATTGGGGTCAGGAAAATCTTACACAGCGCAGTTCGTTTGTCAATAACACATACACAGTACCTACCAGTGATCTGGGTAATATTCCTTCCCGGCAATCGCTATCCGAATTACTTAAACCACAAGCTGATAATGGTGACCAAGGCGGAAATTTACCACCTAACCCAAGACCTCCTGGTCGATAAGGAGAATTAAAATTCAAAGTTATTTCTACGACGGACAAATACGCCGTTTCCTAACACAATTCGCTCGTATGTTTTCGGGATTTCAAGTGGAATTTGGTCGTAACGAAGCAGGCGCAGCCAATACTGGTGACACATTATATCGCGTGCCTGTTAGATATGGCGACAGTACTAGGCAAGCACAGACTATCTTACAAGAGAATAGTGCTAGTAATATGCCCGCAACTCCCTTGATGACATTTTGGATTACGGGATTGGATTTTGATCGCCCACGTATGCAGAATCCCACCTACGTGGACAACAAATCTATTCGTCAACGTGAATATGATCCCACTACCGGGCTTTATGAAACAACACAGGGTAATGCCTTTAC